GCCGTAGATTACACGGGGTTGAGGAAGAAGAACTTGCCAGAAGGTCCTTCGGACGTGGGCCATAAGTGTTGGTTTTCAGCTTCAGAGCGTGGAGTGTAGTACTCGACGATAGCTGCCAGTTCGTTGAACTTCGGAAAGATCTTGCTGTCTAGAGAAGGTAGGTAGATAGGTGACGGATGACCAGAAGTCAAGTGCTGGAGCACGTGTCTGTCAAGTGTCGGATCTATTCCTTTCTCATGAACAATCTTGTTCCATATGTAAGTACACAGGTCGTGAAAAGATTCACTGATACCAGCGTTAGCATAAGCTAGTCCTAAGACTGAGCCAGCCAACTTGTCCCAGGTTCGGGTGTGTCTTGGAAAGAACAGGTGTTGGAGTAAGTCAATTTCAGTACGGAATGGTCGTCCATGACGATATTCGTAGCTGAGCATAGATGAGCGTTCAAGTTGAGTGAGCGCTTTGGATTTTTCGATACTTAAGTCATGATTGAAATAAAATTTCGCGGTAGCTTGGAATTCTGCAAGAAAAGTCTTGCCATATATGTGCATAAGCCATAGAAGAAAGCGGACGTAAGCGTCATCGCCTTGGAATTTAGCATAGAAGTAAGGAGCGAAAATGTTGATTCCCATTGCGGAACAGCATGTCGTGGTGACAATTGCGTTTCCGAAAGAGTCGGTTAGTTGCGTGCCTTGGAAGCCGGAGCCATAGCCAGAATAATTCCATTCAGCCATTTGGCCATCAGGAAGACGCATTGGTGTGCGTTTCGTAGCGTTGCATTTCCAGTTCCAGAGACGTTCTATCTCTTGGGGATCGGGTTGAGCATCGGGGTAGAGGGAAGTTGGTTCATAACGTGAAAAGTCGTAGTAAGATCGCCAGATCTTGTCTATTTCATGTTGTAATTCGAAAGAGAACCTTTTATCCCAGCCAGACCAATCGATACACAATATTCCATGTGTTTGACCTAGTTCGGAAAGTTCAATTCCTACTTTCTTCCATCCTCCTCGGATGATCTCGCGTGACCACATCATAAATCCGCACTCAGTATTGAGGTACGTAGCCTGGAGAGGCCAAAGGAACATGTTTTCCACTTGTAAGATGAGTTTAGGTGCGCCAAAGATAACACGGATTTTGTCTCCTTGTTCTTCAGACACAACAGTTGTCTTAATGTGTACTGTGTTCCAGAAATATGTTTTGGGTGATCCGTCTTCGTTCCAGAATGTCGGGTTGAGATGTTTGATTTCATGAACCAGACGTCGGTTTCTGACGAAAATTTCGTTGTAAAGATTGTGAAATGAGGGGCGTGAATCAGGTGTTAAGCCAAGTGAGTGTTTGATTTTGAGGTAATCATCTACAGAGATTGAATCTCGTATTTGAAAAGACCATTTGCCTTCAACTTCAGTTTGAAGTTTTGGGTTTTCAGACTCTCCATCAATGTTACGGAAATCGGGTTTGAATCGATATCCTTTGATGTTCCAGGGAGCTTCTGCATTTGGAGGCAGATTCCAGGGGTAGTAGCGTAAATCGGGGTAAGCGACAGGGTGCAGTGGACGATTTGGTCGGCCATTTTCAGCAGTCCATTTGATTCCGTTCTCAAAGTGTTGATCTCTAACGATAAAGTGTTGAGGCACTTCGAACTTGTCGAACGATGCTTGGACGAGTTCCGGTGTTTCTGCAGGTCTTCTTGCGGACAGGACTAACTCAATAGTGTCGGGAGTGAAGAATTTGAGAGCTCTGTTGGTGAGCCATTCTTTCTCGAATACTTCGAGTGGGTTGTTCTGAACATGATGAGACTTGTTGAAAGACCAGTACTTCTTCCAGAAGTAAGGTTTGGGCAAGTAGCGGATGTTGCGATACATTGTAAATCAGTTGCGTTGCAATCGTGTAAAAAAA